ATATGTATCTTCCCATGAATTTACATTATGATAGGCACCACCCATTCTACCTATTGCCTGTGCCAGTGATAGGTCATTTCCATTCTCACAAATTTTATCACCAAAGAAAACAAAGTCTTTTACATTTCCAGATAACTCATCTATGACTTGTGCTTTATCATATCCCCTACTATATATATCCAATCCAGTTTCACCTGCTACAGTGGCTTCAAGTTCAGGGAAAGCTTCATTAAATTCTTGTGCAATAGTAAACCGTTCATTAGTTTCTTCATCATAGGCTACATAAGCGGCACGTTGTTCTCTTGTAGCATTTCTACCTACAGTAGAGAAGTTAACCATACCAAGTCTAAACTCAATATGAGTACCGGTTTTATATGGTGTCTTACTCAATTCAAGTGTGTCTAGTAACCAAGTAATTTGATCATCGGTAAGCTTCAAATCCCGCGTATAGATCAATCTATTTTTAATATAAAATGCATTCCCGGCACAATTGAACACACCATTAACTTCGGTGTATAAATCTTGCCCTACTTGTTCAATTGTTTTTTCTCTATCAGAACCAGTTACCAAATAGACAATATGATCTTTACACCAAGACATAAAAAAGGACTTAAAATCTTTGTCCATTTTATCTCTACTAGGGGTGAGTGTACCATCTACATCAAATATATATGTTTTCATTCTTGTTTCCATCCTCTAAGAAATTCATGTATAATCTCTGGTTTATTTTGTATTGATGCAATTTCTTCATACCATTTCATCAACATAATAGAGTACTCACTCATATCATCTTTAGCCGCTTTACCGTCTAGGTAAGCCATTTTCAATTCAGTTGTATCGTATGAGTTCACCATCATATGCTAAAAATCCATTAAATATAATCTTCGGGTACTTATCTTCCAATGTTAGAAATGCATCTAGATTCTTTTCTTGATCATCAAAAAGATTAACTATATTGAATTGACCCTTTTGCAAATATTTGTTAACAACAAATTTCTTAGCTTTATGGGCTGGCATGTTTAATTCGCCGGCATATTCAATATCTATATGAGTTAATGGTAAACCAAAGCCCTTGAATGCTTCTATAGCCTTTTCTCTATCATCGAAGTTTTCTCTGGCGGTTAGGATTACCAGTTTGCTACTATTAGATGCTTTATGATAATTCTTAAGTATCCGCTTTGCCAATCTAATCAAATTACTATATGGTGTTGCTGTATTGGCAAAATGTTCTGAATCTTTAAACTCAGAGAAATCATACTTTTCATCTCGTTTGAGTTGATATGTATTGAATTCTTTACTATTTAGAGCCCTTACTCTCTCATTGCCCTTCACAACATATACATTTGAGACGGTCTTAAGAAGAGTGTCATCTATATCCCAAAATGATATAGATGTTTCTTTAGTAAACTCCTGAAAGGATAGCATTTTAGTGCTTTCTGGCTCCATCGAATACACATATAAAGTAAAGAGGTTCTTGTAAAGATGTATTCCGAACTCGGTGGAATACACCGTCTTCGATTAATACAGTTGTCCCTTGTTTAACATCATATACAATGGCTTCTTTGTCTGGGTAAATCAATTCAATCTTACCTTCACCTTGCATAAAGATATAGACTTCTTCTTGACCCTCATGCTTATGACCTGATGTAGATTTTTGAGGGTGTAACAAAGTACTACTTAACACTAGATTGTTAAGTAGTTTATTATCCTTTACAACATATCTCTGGTCTTGTTTGACTAATTCGCCGCCTATATTAAATTCTTCATAAATCATTTCTGTTCTCTTGTTTTACTCTTGCAGTCATGTGATAAAGTTGGTTAATTGCTTCTCTAGTTAAATAACTGCTCTTTGCTGAATCTATAATTACTGCTAATAAAATTTCAATTAAGTCATCCGTTGTACCATCTTCTAAGATACGCATTGAAATAATATCCAATTTTTCGCTATACTCATTATCACATAGGATTTGCTTAAGAATCTCCTGGGCTTCTTTTTTCTTTGACATGCTTTAGCCTCCCCGCATGATAATGCTTTAAATAATTTCTAGTTAAGTTTTCATAATCAGCCACCTTTTTTGTAAATAATATTGGTTTATCTTCATTCACAGCCATGAATATCATAATCTGTGTAATATTTAGCCCATATAATTCTCTCAAACATATGGCATATGTTGTTGCTTGCATATAATATGCCAAAATTTGATCATCAGTTTTAGGTCTCATAGATGTCTTAAAGTCTGCAATAGTAAGTTCACCGTTGCATTTAACAATAAGATCAGCCGTACCTGCAATCCTTAATTCATCAGAATATAATCTTAGTTCAGTTCCATATACACAATCAATGTGTTGATCTAGTAATGCTTTAAGCGGTAAGAACCTTTTCACTGTAATAGGAAAAGCATCCCTCCAAGTAGGATCATTTAGAACATATTTTTCAGCCATTTCATGTAAGGCTGTACCATTCTTGGCTGCTCTATTACCAATCCTATTTGCTTCTTCTTCCCCTATCCGTTCTTTCCAAGCATCAATATGCTTTTCACTTAAATATGATAAAGCACTGGTGATAGATGGGTATTTATTGCCTTCGGGTGTTGTATAATACCTATAGCCATCACCAGTAACTTGATCTATTACTTTTGGTTGAAGTAAATCATGTACAAATATCTTGTCGTTCTCTCTCAACAATATAATCCTTCACTAATTGAGATCTCACTATATCATCTTCATTGAATTCTATATGTGAAAATTGTGACATATTATTTAGGATACCCATAAATTGTTTGAGTCCTTGTTTCTCCCTTTTATTTCTTAGATCACTTTGTTTAAAGTCACCCGAGAAAATAATCCTACAATTATCACCTACTCTAGTAATAATAGTATCCAATTCATGGAAACTCATATTATTAACTTCATCTACTATGACTATAGCATTATCAATTGTATTACCACGAATAAACGATGTACTTATGAATTCAATCTCTTTGTTATGCTTCAATATATTATAGGCATCGCCACGATTATATAACTCAGAACAAATAGAAATATATGGTTGTTCATACATAGCTATCTTTTCACTCTCTTTACCTGGAAGATAACCAATATCTCTGGTAGGTACAGCACTTCGTACTATGTATACTTTATGATATTGTGCTAAATCTTCTTTATCAGATAGAGCTAAATATAATGAGATAAAAGATTTGCCTGTACCGGCGGAACCGTGAAGCATTAAATGATAACCATCATACCAATCATCAAAGGCTAATTTTTGATTTTCCGTTCTTGGTTGAATAGTTGAGAGTGAAAGTCCATTAGAAATATTATATACGTTGCGTTTATTCTTTTTGGTTTTAGGCAATGTGTATTACCCTTTCTAGAATGTGTTGATATTGCTTCGCGGGCTCCCTTTTTTAATCCTTTTCAACACATCACGAAACCCATCATCTGGCTTATTAGATCCAGACATGGCTGATGTGACTATATTTACTTTTTTGATGATTGTTTCGAGGTGAGGATTAGCCAACAGGAAGTCTTCCCGCTCAGAGAGACTCATAAAATGTTCGGTTTCTTCACCAGTGTTTTTGTCTACGAATGTATATGTTGGCATGTATTATTTATATCCACCTTCATCCCAGTCCAATAAATCATCAATATTTTTTGACCTTAAAGCATTAGCAATACGCTTTTCAGCCTTACGCTTTCTATATTGATCATGATCACCATAATTGTAATCATCATCATCATAATCATCGTCATAATAGCGCTTCTTATATTTCTTTGTCTTAGACATTAGAAAATCCCCGGCCAGGCTTCTTGTACCATTTTGGCTGTTAACCCAGTCCATGGTAGCTTCTTTTCCTTTACCGCCAAAAGAAGTTTAGCATCTTCTGGATCAATAGATTCCAACAACTCAATGAAGTGTCGTTCCCTAGACAATGCTTTTAGATTAGGGTTACCACCTTCTACAAACAAATACAATTTACGCGCTTCGGCATAGAGTCTATTATGTGTTTCATCAAAAAACTCACTTGGTTTATACGGCGGACTACCAGGGGGTAAAGCAAACTTTATGTTTGGATCAAATGTATATTTCAATACATTCTTCAATGCTGCATTATCTCCATGTGATCTCAAAGCTGCAATCTTATCCTTACGCTTAGGTAGTTCTGTAATTTCCTTGATAATTTCGTTGATTTGTTTTTGCATTAAAAGTCCCTAATGTGTTCGTTCAATTGTTTAAGTTTGTGTTTGAAGAAATAGTTAAAGATCTGGTCTCTGCCCTTTCCTTTTTGTTCTTCGTATTGTGAAATGATTTGTTCTCTAATTTCAGTTGGAATACTCTCAAATAGATCAATCATTTCTTTGTTACGATGATATCCTCTCAATTCGTTTTCTGTCATTACATCTTTTGGTAATGCATTAAACATGAGTTGGTCAATGATAGGCTCAATCTTTTTCTTAGTGACAGGCTTTTGTCTAGCGCCAGGTGTAATGATAATATCATCTGCTGATAAGAAATTAGGTACACCATCACCTGCATCGCCCCTAAGTGTATGTTCAATTCGATACCGTTTAGGGTCTTTATGTGTAACCTTTTTCTTGAGTACAGGATTATACTGACTTACGTTTGGATAAGCCTGCAATTGAATAAAATCTTTATCGCCTGAAAGAATGAGAATTTGCTCCTTATCATGGTATTCATGGCATAGTGAAGCAATGATATCATCGGCTTCGGCATGAGATACTCTGATTACTCGATAAGGGAAGAAGTCTCTCAATTCATCCCTAATCTTATTTAGGGCCGTAAAGATAGCATTCCAATCCAACTCAGACTTTTCACGGTTTGCTTTACGTGCTGCCTTATAATAAGGGAACTTATCTCGGCGCCAATAGTTTTTATCATCACAAGCAATAACCATTTCACCATAGTCTGCCCTAAATTTGACATTATTATGACGAATGGAATTCAAGACCATGTGTCGTAACAACTCTTCTTTAATTTCTGTATTGGTGTGTGTACCAATAGAAACCATAAGATTAGCAATCATGACTTGATTTAGATCAACGATTATCATTTTATGAACCAGTATTAAAGGTTAAAGTATTATCAGGTAAAGATCTGTCTGTTACTTTCTGTAACAAGCCTGAGAGTAAAGTAGACCATTCAACCTGCCTTTGGTCCCAAGCAAATTGAATATCTGCAAAAGACTTGCCCGTTGCACATTTAGCTGTTGTAAAGTCCGGTTCAGCTCTATATGACTCAATGATACTCTTAAGCACACCAAAGAATACAGAAGCATGTCTATTCTTATCTTCATTGTATTGATACATACAAGTGTTACCTGCCGCAGTTTCATATAATGCACCATAATTAGGGTGCACAGGAACCAAACCGGCTGACATTGCTTCAATGAGTACCAAACATGATGTCTCTAGCCATGTACTAGGGTAAGCCAAGATATGAGCTTTCTTTAAAGCTTCCCTAATTTCTTCATTAGAAACAGAACTATGATAAGTCATATTCTCGTGATTTCTAATAACATCATACAATGGTTCAAATGGTTTGTCACGTTCAGCCCAACCATACAGTTCAAATGATGAATAAACATCAAGATGAATATTATCCACATGCTTTACCAATTCTTCAAAGACAGTCACCAAAATATCTAGCCCTCTATGAGGTGTTGAGAAATAGATAAGGTTGATTTGTTCTTTTGGATCGGGTTTGGTGTGTGCTTCAATGGGTACAATTGCATTTTCTAATACAGCACATTTACTCCAAGGAAGTCCATAATAATTAATGTATCCTTGCATCTGCCAGTTTGATACAAAGACATACATATGGAAATTGTCATGATTACTTTTATTAGACAAGAAATCTGACTCTGGATCACCCGGTAGATCATGTAACCAACAAATACGAATTTTACTCTCATCAAGTTCATGGTGAGATGGTCTTGATAGAATAATTTGGAAGTCTTTTAAAAGCTCTTGATCCAACCTAGAATGTAGAGCAGTACCAAGTAATTCAGTACCGCCCATAGCATTCTGATTGGTAGCATTTCTAATAAGTTCACCACCTAAAATTTGCATTATACTGGTGCTACCTCTGTAAAGTTTTCAACCCGGAAAGATCGCCAACCTTCTTTATCAAGATCAAACACCCGAATAATATCTGGGTTAAACTTAACCTTACTGTCACTTGATGGTTGCATAGACTCAGGAATGAATTCACTGTACAGAGTACATGTCATTTCCCGAGGTGTACCATCAACTTTATTAAATACCAATTTACATTTACCAGCACTCAATACATTCACAATTTCATCGCGTGTCATAGTTTTTTCCTTTCAACATAATATATAATATCACATCTATCACAAAAGTAAATACATTTATATCGCCTAGTTATCTACTAATAGAACGTCAAAGATTGCACCACAACCACAGTTATTTCCAGTCGTGACATCAATCTTTAAATCTGTTTTTTCTGCAAATGACAGAGGAATTGGATAGTCATATGTTACAACGTTTCCGCCTTGTGTTCCCCATTGACCCTTTAGGTTAAATGCTTCTCCAAATGGCCGAGCAAATAACTTGAACTGAATTGCTGTTGCCTTATCAGAACTTCCTTGAAATTTGATCAAATATCCAGTCTTGCCAGCAGGAATCGTATAGACTGCCATCAAAGTCTGGCCATTTCCTACTCTGATCTGTGCTGCAAGTGATCCACCTTGATTAATAGTAATCAAACCAACATTCGATGCATCTTTCATACGAGCACGAAAAATACGAGAGAAAGTAGTAGCCCCAGTCGAACCAACATTAATGTCTTCGGTTACTTGATTATAATCACCATCAAGACCCTGAACTTCGACTGTTTGTCCTGTATCAGTTCCACTTGAAGATGAGATTGCAACAACACCACTCGATGGATATGGATATTGTGCTGTCGTGCCGTTTCCATCCCACACTGTAGCTGTACCATTTACATCAGTACCAGTATAGCCAAATTTATTAATATGTTGTTGTCCTGCAGGCAAACCCGCAGAAACAAATGGCGCAACGACTACCGCTTCAAATAACGTTTTATTATTTGCTAGATATGATTGCGAGTCTTTGTTCCAAATTGCCATAGTTTTTTCCTTTCAAAATAATATATATAATATCACATCTATCACAAAAGTAAATACATTTATACCTTAAAAAGTTCTCTGAGTTCTTTGTAACCCCCTACAACTTCACCCTCAAGGATGATAAAGGGCACGGTCTTTTGGTTGGGATACCTCTCCAAGAATTCATTTTTAGTAATATCTTTACCAATTCGATATTCTTCATATGTAACATCGTGCTTGTCTAGCAACTTCTTAGCGGCAGTGCAGAAGTTACAATTTCGTTTTGAGTATACTACGTTCATTTTTTCTCATAC